CTAAAACGAGTCAAAAGTGGCGAAGCATCTACCCAAGATTTAAAAGCAGCCTGTGAATGGCTGAAGACTAATGACATTAGCGGCATAGCTATGGAAGGTAATCCTTTAGCTAAGCTAGCCGCTATCATGCCTACAGTCGATCCTGAACTTGTACAGAGCAGATTAAATGGCCATAGGAGCAAAGTACGCTAACGGCAATTATAAAGCCCAACAAAAAGCGTATAACAAATCAAAAAAAGGGTTACGGTTAAGAGTTAATGCTAACAAACTTAATAGAAAACTAGGTACTTACGGTAATGGTGATGGCAAAGATGCTGCCCATTATAAAGGAAGTACTACACAAGGGAGAACACAATCTCCATCTATTAATAGGAAAAGCAGACTTAAAATCCGTACATGACCCCCTTACTACCAAGCCCTCAACACTACCTCTATAATTTGATAACCATGACAAGTCCTGACGCAAAGCGTTTGTGGCGAAAAGCCATTAAGGAAAAATTCAATTGTCAATGTGTTTATTGCGGAAACAACTATGAAATCAATCAACTTACACTCGACCATGTTAAACCTAGAACAAATGGCGGGGAAGACTTGACAAGTAATCTAGTCCCAGCTTGTCGAGCATGTAATCAGGGCAAGGGTAGTAATAATTGGCGTGATTGGATGCGTCAAACATTTGGATATAATGAATCCAGAGAACAATTAATTTTAAACCATATTAACTAATGGATAAATTTACAGGAACGGCTACCTATGAATCCGCAAAGGATAAAGCCGATGCCAAAGATTACTCAGATATGAGAAAGGCTAAAGAGTCTTACTTTGAGCAAAGAGGTAAACTACTAAATAAGATAGATGGCTAAAAAACCAGATCCATCCGCACCGAAAGGTCGAGTAAAACCAGGTACACCTAGTAAACTCCTAAAGGGTAAAGTATTTGGATATCATGGAAAGTATGTCTGGAAGACAACTTTCGATGCACAGACTAAAGCTAGAGAAGCTGCTAAGAAAGGCTCAGCTTTAGTTAAAAGAGGTACATCCGCAATAACAAACACTACCAAAGCTGCACTAGCTAAAGCTCCTAAAGGGAAGATTATTAAGATCAATAAAGGAGATAGTGCGGTTGTTAAAGCAGCTAAACGTGCGTACAACGCTGGTTCACGTACACGTAGCATTGTAAATAAAATCTATAAAGCTGGTCAAACTACTAGAAAAAATGTAGAAACTGTTTACAACGCTGGAAAAGAAGCACGTAAAATCCACGATAAGGTAGTTAAAGGTGGTAAAGAAGTTGTCAAAGGTGCTTACGAAGGAGGTAAGGACACTAAGAGAGCAGTTAACCGCTTAAAGCCAGGTGGTAAGCTTGTTAAATCTGAAGGTGGTGCAATTACTAAGTATGCAAAGAAACCTACTAATATTGTAAAAACTAAAGGTAGTAAAATAACACCTTATAAAAAACCTCGTACAGGTAAGTTAGCTACAAGAGGTAAGGTTACACCAACAACTCCAAAGAAAGCACCTGTTAGTCAACGTAGAACTAATGCTAAGCTTAAAATAGAACAATTTAAAAAAGGTACTACTAAAGATACTGCATTTAATAGGAAGTATAAAGTTAGAGGTAGTTCAACTAATCCTTGGAAAACAAATAGAAAAGGTGTAATAACAAACACTTCTCGTACTTCTTCCTCAACAAACGTAAAACCTAGAGTCCTCATAAATAAAGCTAAGAATGTTGCTACAAACATAGGTAAAAAAGGAGTTAAATTTGCTAAATCTCCTACAGGACGAGGACTTGCTAAAAATATAGGAAAAGGAGGAGCATTGGTAGAGAGAGTTACCTTACCTTTGGCTTTAATTGATCAAACAGCTGGAGCTATAAGAACTGGTGGTAATATCTACAACAGATTAGCAAATAAACCATTACGAAAAAAAGGCTTTGGTTGGTTTGGTCACGCTGAAGATTATCATGCAAAGAACATAGATGCAAAAAATAAATACCTTAAAGAACATGGTAATCTTAAAGGTTTTTATAAATCCATTGCGGATGAGAAGGCTGCCAAACGCTTAGCTAAAAAAGATGCTAAAACCAAGTACGATAAGTCTAAGAAAGGAGATCAAACTACTAAGACTGAAAAGCCTCCTACCAGAGTTAATAATCCAAATAGATTAACTGGCGGTGGTAATGCTGGACGTTCTACTGATTCTGGTGGTACATCTGGAAATAATCAGAAGTTAACTGTTAATAAAAAGAAGAATAACACATCTAAATCTGAAGCACCTTACTGGCAGTCTCCTAGATTTAATGATAGTAAGAAGAAGGATAAACTATCTAACAAAAAAACAGAAACTAAGAAGAAAAAGATAACTATGCGTGATCGCATGAGAGCTAAGAATGAAGCGATCCACGGTAAAGATAGGAACGATAAAGTTTATAAATACAATAAGGCGTGGCAAAAAGCACGAAAAGAAGGTAAGTTGAAAGAGTTTAAAAAGAAATATCCTTCTTTAAGAGCTTACAAGTAGCCTGAAAAGTAACAGATAACCAAACATACATGAGCGACGTATTAACCGCTCTACAGGACGATTTCAAGCTGTTTCTGACCGCTTTATGGGAACAGCTTGATCTACCTCCTCCAACTAGAGCACAGTTTGCTATCGCAGACTACATACAACACGGTCCTAAACGTCTCCAGATTCAAGCCTTCCGAGGAGTCGGAAAATCTTGGATTACTGGAGCATTCGTTCTATGGACTTTGTTCAAAGACAAAGAAAAAAAGATTATGATTATCTCTGCGTCTAAAGAACGTGCAGATAACATGTCAATCTTTTTACAGAAACTAATCATTGAAACCCCATGGTTAAAGCATCTTCAACCAAAGAGCGACGAAGCAAGATGGTCAAGAATCTCCTTCGACGTAGCTTGCTCTCCTCACCAGGCTCCATCAGTCAAAAGTGTTGGTATTACTGGTCAGTTAACAGGGAGTCGTGCCGACCTGATGGTCTTGGACGACATAGAAGTACCAGGGAACAGTATGACGGAGTTGATGCGTGAAAAACTCCTTCAACTTTGCACAGAGGCTGAATCTATCCTCACGCCAAAAAGTGATTCTAGGATTTGTTACCTTGGGACTCCTCAGACTACCTTTACTGTTTATCGTAAGCTGGCTGAGCGTAACTATCGTCCCTTTGTTTGGCCCTCCAGATATCCAAGAAAAGGTAAACTTAGTCAATATGAAGGACTCTTAGCTCCTCAAATAGTAGAAGATATAGAAGAAGGTGTTGATGAATGGGAAGTAACTGACCCTGATAGATTCACTAATGACGATCTAGTAGAACGTGAAGCAGCTATGGGTCGTTCTAACTACATGCTTCAGTTCCAATTAGACACAAGCTTATCTGATGCAGAGAAATTCCCACTTAAAATGGCTGACCTTGTTGTCACCAGTGTTAATAGGGACACTGCTCCCGATAGAATCGTTTGGTGCTCCGATCCTCAAAACGTCATCAAAGATTTACCCACAGTCGGCCTCCCAGGAGATTATTTTTACTCTCCAATGCAACTCCAAGGAGAATGGACCGACTATTCAGAAACAATATGCAGCGTCGATCCGTCGGGTAGAGGAACTGACGAAACTTCCGCAGCATTCATATCTCAGAAAAACGGCTACCTATTCTTGCATGAAATGCGAGCATACAGAGACGGGTACTCTGATACTACCTTGCTCAATATACTCAGAGGTTGCAGACGATACAATGTAACTAAACTTGTTATAGAGACAAACTTTGGTGATGGTATAGTCGCTGAACTCTTTAAGAAACACTTACAACAAACTGGTCAAAGCATAGACATAGAAGAAGTAAGGGCTAACGTCCGTAAAGAAGACAGAATTATTGATGCCTTAGAACCTATTATGAACCAACATAGGTTAATAGTAGATAGAAAGGTTATTGAATGGGACTATCATTCTAATAAAAATGAAGCTCCTGAACTACGTCTTATGTACATGCTCTTCTACCAGATGTCTAGAATGTGTAGAGAAAAAGGTGCAGTTAAACATGATGACAGATTAGACTGTCTAGCTCAAGGGGTCAAGTATTATACAGATGCTCTCTCTATTAGTGCTCACGAGGCCGTGAAGACTCGTAAAGCTGAAGAATGGCAATCTATGCTGCAAGACTATTTAGACAACCCTACAGCTTCTGCTAACCACCTAGTCCTTGGAATGAATAAAGACCAACGTGATTTAGCTAACAGAATTGAAAAGACCAACTCCTCAGTCCCTAACTGGGTTTAGCTACGATAGGCCATGTATACAGGGGGGAGAAGGGTGGACTCGTCTCTGCGGTTTAGAGGAATCGCTGCCTACTTCGTAGACAACTATTCCTCTTTATCTTATCTCGACTGAGGTTTCGAGATTCTTATAACACCTACATCTAACAAATTAATGAAGTTATTTCTTGATACAGCTGAAGTAAAAGACATAGA